CTTGCACTTTTCGGGCTTATTTTCCATCCTGCAGGAGCCCCACGTTTCGGCCCTGCAAGTACCTTCTTACTTCTGGCCCTTATAGTATGTGGCCTGGTCCCTTCTTCAAAAGCCTGGGAATATCCGGCACCACTGACAACTTCTCCCGTCAAACCCCTATTCGTGATCTGCTTGCGAATGTTGTTTATCAAAAATCCGCTTTTCACCTTTGCGCTGCGGGTAAAATTCCTAACTTTTAATTTGGCAAGTTTTTCCATTGAAAGTGTGGCACGGATGATAGCTGTCCTGAAATCGACTTCATTTTTTTTCCTGAAACGATTCATTTCCCTTCGGAACTGGCTATCATCTATTCTCATTGTTATCATTCTCTTGTTTTTCCCATATCAAGATTAACCTTCTCATCTCCGATCATAAAGGAGATGATCTGAAAATTACTACCATAATAAACTACCCGGCAATCACCGTTAACATTCACCAGGCGACTCCGCATCTCCACCTCATATGCCTCATTGTATTCGAGCTTTGCATATTCGAGCTTCTTAAAGCCTTGCACCGGAACCACCGAAGCCCAGCAGGAAAAAAGGTCAGTCCAGGAATTAGTCCAGCCTCCGATATCATTTTCAACCTTCGTGAGCTGTTGAATAGTTATGCGCTTATTATATTTTGTCGGCCTCATATCAGCTTTATCTTGTGAAGGTTCAGGATCCTATCAATGCTTCCAAGTATCTTGAATTCATAGAAATCATCGCGGTTATCATACCATTGTTTGACCTGCTTCAGCATGGCTTCTTTCAGGTCATAGGGAAGATTCTCAGTATCGGCATGACCGTACCCAGCTTTGAAAGTTACCAGAAGGTCATAATAACCGCTTGTCATTTGCGAGGTCCGGATCTCGACTTCATAAAGGCCTCTTTTGTTATAACCTGAATTTAATATCAGTTCAGTCTTTGTTCCTTCGCTATCGACTGTCTCAACTTTATCAACAGAAATTACCGGTACTACTGGTAAGACAAATGGCTTGTCATTGTACTTGAACAGCACCTCAAATGTTTTTTGAGCAAATGCAAGCCCTGTCCTTTTCTCAAAATGACAGCGCACAGAAGAAATCATCCTGTCAATAAGTGCAACTTCCTCCCCGTGATCGCTGTCCTCGAACTTTATGAAGGCCGAAACATCATCCACTTTCAGCACTTCACTTGTCAGGTCTGTTTTTATTCTCAAATCCATCATCAGACATTTTTAGGACTGCTCCCGTGAATGTTTTTACTTGAAATAGTCACCGGTACCGGAGGCGGTTCTTTTGTCTCACCGGGGCCCGGATACCAATTCGCTGACCTTCGCTGTACGGGCTTATTAGTTTTAGCCCTGTCTGTACTCTTTATTCTTTTGGTCTTACCGACATGCTTTTCCTCTTTGGTCCGGCCTGTATTCTTTTCCTCTTTTGTCTTTGCAGGCTCTTTTGATTCTTTAAGCAGTCCTGCTTTTCTCAATCCCGTTACTTCAGCAAGAAGCACCTCAATAATTTGTCCTGTTTTTAATTCAACTTTCACTTTCATAATAAAATATTTAAAGAGGGAGGAAGCTTTTCCCGACCTCCCTCTGTTTGATTACCTTTCGTACAATTTGAATATGACCTTACCAATGATCAGACTATCCGTTGTAGCGCAGGCATTATCATCATTTACTATAACCCTGTAATAACGGTAGTATTTGGCAGGTAAAGCCTTATACTGAATTCTCGTAGTATCCAGCAATTCTTTATGAGTAGTATTTGCGGCACTCTCGATTATAGCTGCATATGTACCATTTGCAAAGATCTTGCCTTGCAGGTCTATGTCATAAGTATCAGCAGTTCCTATTCTGGAGCTGACCTCCACTCTGGCATGACAATTTGTCGCAGCATTCTTATTTGTCAGAATCTCGAAATAAAGAGTGTCATAACCATGAGCACCGGCAGCTCCTCCAATGTACTGAGCAGCTGTAGGGGTGTACTCATAGTAAGTTGCGCTGGAAGACATTATATGCGAAACAGCAGTTGCTGTCTGGCCTAAAGCATAAGCACTAAAAAGGGCAAATGCGAATAATATTGTTAATAACTTTTTCATTATTGCCTCCTTTCTTATGCTTCAACTTCTCTGATCAATTCCTTCCCTGCAGCGAATGTCCCCGTGACGAAAGCGAAAGCTTCGGCAGTGGTAACTTTCAATCCTGCAAGACGCATGCTTGCCAGTACCAGAACCAGATCGGCGAGGACGTCATTTTCGTTCTCATAGTGAAACGAGATGTTCATGTTGCGTTTCACGTAAGCCTTTGCCCTGCTGAAATCGCCGACAATGAATTGACCGGCTGACAGGTCGAGGTTTGTCACGATCCTTGCTCCCTGAAAAGCTGAACCATCAGGAGCGAGCAGAGGATGCTGGATATAGCTCATATTAGCATTTTTCAGCAGCCTCATATTGACGGCATCACCGGGATTGAGCAGGATGAGATTCGGAACATAACCCTTTTTGTTCGTATCCGCAGTATTTCCGTTCATACACTGCAGGGCTGCAGCGGCCAGCACATCACCATCATTCGGTTCAGGCACCTTTTCGAAGTTTGCCGGCAGAGCGAAAGTCTTGGCATACGCGGTTATTCCCTTCGGATAAATAGTTGTTCCCACACCCGAGAGCAACTGTGTTTCCCTGTACCGGGGTATGCCGTTACTCATCAGATCATTGATCTCACTTGTTATGTACTCAAAATCTTCGAGTGCGGACTTTGAAACCTTCGTGAAATCCTTGATCATCATAATATCCATACTCTGCTTTGTCCAGGTCTTTGCGGATCCTGTGCTTGGAGCAGTCTGTTCGGCTATTGCTGCAGCCGAATCGGTGCGGGTCGTTTCTTCCCACCATGAAATACCGTCTCTCCCCTGACCAATAACACCCTTGTTGATGTTATCCCAGATCGGAGTATTTCTCCAGGGGGCAGCACTAACACCGACCTCAACCTGTCTCTCAATTGTTCCGGAGTTTATGTCATCAGTGTCGATGTTGGCAGCCTTCGAGATATCCACCTCAAAGTGTCCGATCTCACCTCTGCCAGAAAAGGATTTTACCTTATTACGGAATTCCTCGCTTTGGACTCCTTCCATCACCTGCATTTTTGCGCTCTTACCCTTGCTGGCGGCCTGGTATTCACCGAGCTGCTTCAGCTGGGTAGAGATCTCGTCAAGCTGTTCCTGCTGCTTGGATATTGCTTCCGGCAGGATGGGCTTGCCTTCTTTATCTATCAGCTTGTCCAGCTTGGACGTTATTGCTTCGAATCTTGTCTCCAGAGCATTGAGATCGGCCTTATCGCCAATTGACTTTTTCAAGCCAGCGATGGAGGTATTGATCTCTTCAGCTATCTGTTCGACAGTTTTTTCTTCTTTTGCCATAACTATCAAATTTTTAATTGTTTATAAAAATGTTTGATTAGATCGCTTTCGAGTGCTGGCGGGTCCCCGGAGGGAGTGTCTGGCGGGTCGTGAGTATCTAATAATTTTTTGAGCTTGTTATATGTGTCCTCAATCATCCGGGCTTTTTCATCGCTATAATTGCCTTCGCGCATCATAAGCTCCAGATCTGAGAATTCCTTTATATCAATGAGTGGTGTTTCGCTGTTGGCTCCCCAGCCGTAAAGCGTGGAATATTCCATAATAAGCTTCCATTCCGATACTCTGCGTGTAAAATGTTCGCCAGTGCGTTCCTCTTCGAATTTCACCGGCCATACCCTGACCGAATGTTCAAGAGTTTTGTCATGTTCGGCAAAGAGCTTATAATCCTCAAACACATCACGGCTCAGCTGTTTGTTCATGTTAAGCTGCGACACGGCATAGGCTCCAAAATCATCTTCAGCAAGTTTTATCGGAACTCCCAGGAGTTTATCCCGGTCATGGTTAAGCCAGTGCTGGATCCTATCACCGTTATTCTTGAATGTACGCTTAAAGGAGCCCGGCAAAGAGATATCGCCGTCACTATCTTCAGTATTAAAGGAATTGATGTATATTGTAACAATCCCTTTCTTATCGTCCAGGTCCTTAACCTTGTACTCCAGATTTTTAAGCAATATTGTTTCCATT